GGTTGGAGATTCCGTTAGGATCGTCAGCGGGTGCACCATGGCCCGCCGGTCGACAGAGGGATGAAGGATTGGTGGTTCAGGCTTATGGGATCGCTAAGGAAATCCTTGCTGCCGCAGCCATTTCGCAGAGTGCGTTGGATTTGTTCAAGTCGAAGAATCCCGACCTCTTTGTGTTAAGGTTGAAGAATAAGTATGAAATGATGAACATTGGTGATATGCAGGAGAAGGTACGCCCGTACTATGTCCTGCCTACACACCTCCTCATACTGTTCGGAGCTGTGGTACGCCCGATTGAGAAGGCGATGAGGGGTTTTTGGGAAGACCCGAAATCGCACTCGGCGTACAAGTTCTCGTGGGTTGGAGGGGGAGGAGATCGTCTCATTGCGTTTGCGGACGCTGATGGCCGTGAAGGCTCATTCGATTGGATATCGTTTGGAGACGATCAGTTGTGGCGCTTCACTGTGGCAGGGGAGAACTTTGTGGTTGCCCCCGACGTGAAAGGAATGGATATGTGTCTCGGTTTGAATTGGGTACCGGGCCTCCTGAGTTTTTATTTGAAGGCTTATGCCGGGAAACTCAGTCCGGCTTGGATGCAGATACTCAGACTGTACGCGGAAATGATGACGATGGCGAAAGTCGTCATTCAGGGAAGTGTTACGGTCGACAAACGTGCGGGATGGCACAGCGGAGCGTCCGGAATTACCACATCGGAAATGGTTGTGAATAACTATTTCTTTGAAGGTAAGAAGGCGGAGGTGGAGAAACTGTTGGAGGATGGCAAGGATTTGAAGACGACTGAAGATAAGAAGAAAGTCGTGGAGGCTGTTGTCTTAAAGCTCGCATCGGCTGGTGCCGCGTGTGGGATTTACTTCAAACCTGAGACTTTAACGGTTTATGGATCGGATGAAGCGGTGGAGATGGAGGATTCGCTCGGAAAGGTGTTTGTCACGCCGTGGAAGTTTTTAGGGTATAGTGTGGGGACGCGACTTGTTCAGGAAGAAACTCGTCGATTTCCTTACGCAGAACCCGGTAAGCTTTTCGCGTCGGCGTGCACCCCTCGTGTTCGGGCCGAAGGTGTCGTGCGGTTGGGTAAACTGAAAGCACGAGCGTTCGGACTGTATATGGTGGGGGGGTATCAGAATCGGTTGGTTGAGAGGACCCTCCGTGGAGTGTACCGACACTATGAAGTGGGTGGGATCCGAATGGGACAGTTAACGGAGGGAGTAAATGGGATGGCTGAATACCATCGCTGGCGCTTCTCCACTGACCCAACGTTTCCGGATGCGGAGAAGGTTGAAAAACTGTATTCCGGTGAAATGTCACAGTCCGCCTTTATGGAATTGGTGGGGGCTGTCGACCGCAGAGAGTATGACGTTGTGGAGAAACTTACCACAAGAACGGATATGCTGGATTATGCGGCCGAGGCGAAAAAGAAGGAAAAATTTAAAGGAAAGTGGGGAGATGTGGAACGGGAAGGGTTGTCGGAGTTAGACAACCTGGTGGCGGGGGCGGGTGCGGGAATGACGGTGCCGGAAGGCACCGTTGTTGGCGCACCTAAGCCTTCGGCACCCGTGAAGGACACCAGTGTTGGTACAGCACCACACCCTGTCACAGCTGCGAAGCACGATGAGAGACATAAGGCGACGTTGATGAAGGGGCAATTGAAAAAGATGCCCGCGGAAATGAAGTCGCGTAAAGGGGGAAAGAAGATGACCTCCCATGGACCCAACGTGCAGTCAATTGGAGAGCATATGAAGGAGTTGGACAAGGTTGCTGCGGATCATTCCGCGGGGAGTTTCAAGGCGCCTGAAAGACCCGGAGATGTTGAAGTCTCCGCGTTGGCCGGTTCGAAAGGACTGGATCAGTTTGGTTGAAACCCGCGATTTTTCGTACGCGAACTTGGCCCTTACGTAATTCGAATGGTCAACATTAACGGTAAGTGGCATGGTGAGGTGGGAGCCGAATGCACGAGTGTTTTTTTCACACCACACCCTACTGAATTTTGAGAGAGCTTTGTTTTGTATGCATCCCTGTCTGAGCGACAGGCGTACTTTTTCAACGCTCTTAAAATTCACACCAAACCCCTGGACCCGAGTCTTCCGTCGGATTGTCCAAAA